GCATCTGAGAGCGGAATTCGTTAATGTTAAATGCCATTTAAGTTTCTCCTATCTCTCTATTTATTAAACTCTTCCAACAATTTCTTCAAATGCTACACCAGTGCGAACAGCGGTGAAATTCAATTGAATGAAATTGATAGAACGAGCGGGTTTGATGTAAATATCGCCAACAAATTGATTTTGGTCAATAACTTCTGCTGTATTATTTGTAGTATCAGCAACAACACGGTAATCATAGATGCCGCGGCGACCTTGCACATCACGCAAGAATGGTTCTACAAGATTAACAAAAGCGGCTCTTGTAAATTCGTCATTGAATTCAAACAATGATGAGCGGGCTGCTTTGGCAATAGATTTTTCCAGAACGATAAACAAGCGGCGAACATTGATTCTATCAAATGCACCTGGGCGATTCAATAAAGTTTTATCTCCGTATAGTATTGTGCCTTCACCTGGGAATGTAACAACTGGATTTACACCAGCTTTGTACAATTCATCACGTTCAGCTTTGGTTGGGTTCCAAGCAAGTTTCACAACATTCTTGATAACACCACGATTTAGACCAGCCGGTGAGAACCATGGATCACGCTCATTATCTGTACGAACACACAGACCAGCGATATCGCCGTTCAATGGCACCCAACGATATACGTCATTGTACTTGTCGTATTGATACTTGTAGCCGGAATCCATAACTGCGTATGAAGACTTGGTATATGTGACTGCGCTTCCAAGTATTGCTGTAGATTCTGAGCCAGAATTGTTTACAACATCGGCTGAAGGTGGTGAAATAAACACCATACAATCTTTACGTGTTTCAGCAAGAGCAATCAAATAGTTTGCTGTTGTTAAACCAGATGCGCCGCCCTGCATCAATAGAGAAACATCTACAGCATCAGGATTTGCAAATTTGTTATATCCCGTGTTTATGTTAGCTACGGTTGGAGTATCATCAACCCCGCCAGTAAAGGTTGTTGCAAAAGTAGATACTAAATTACCATAAGAAAGTGCATTGGCTGTAGCAACTCCTGCGTTTGCTGTTAGGTGGCCACCCCACCAAATATATTTGGATCTAGAGTTTAAAACGTCTTTATAATAGTTGCTTGTTCCGTCTGAATTTTTAGCATCACTTGCTTTAGAAACATAACCCCATTTTTCAAGAATTGTATTAGCAGATCCTGAAATTTTACCAGTCGTATCAATAACAATGATGTGCAATTCATCGTTAGAAGCGCCTCGTTGAGAAGCATAGGTAGAAGTTGCTGGAGCAGAATCAAATTCAGCTTTATATGAATTCCAAGCTGAGTATGTATTAGCGTCTGCCATTTCAACACGAATAGAGTTACCTAATGCACCTGGCCATTTTGCGTGAAATACAATAGTGCTGTTTGCGGAATGGTTTTGTTCGTAGTCTGTTTCGTTTTCAATCAATACCGTTGTTGATGTATTACTGTTTGCCGATGCATTTTTAGCGCCTGTTCCAACAGAACGTACAATTCTCAAGTCGCTTCCATATGATAAGAAGTTGGCTGCGGTAAAGAATGTTGGGAATGTATTAGCGTCTGGTTTGCCGAATCTATCTACAAGTTGCGTTTCGTTGCTAATGATAGTAATTTCATTAACTGGACCCCATGTAAAAGCGCCTGCTAAACCACCAATCGTAGTTGCAACAGAAGGAACAACTGTTGTCAAATCTACTTCGGAGATATTAACTCCTGGTGATAATTGGAAAGCCATTTTGTGTTCTCCTTTTTTTTATCTTCCAAAAGTCTTTGTCTAACATCGGAATTTGTTATTTCCTTGAAGAAACTTTGTGCTGTCAACCATGAAAAAAGTACCAAAGTCATCACAATATCATCATTGTTGCCCTCTTCGGCTTTATAAGAATCTTTATCTCTTACAAAGGTATTTAGCTCCGCGATGGTGTCAAAGTCTGTAGTGGTAAGTTTGTCAGTTTCTATCAACGTTTTCAGATTGGAACAGCCAATCTTTTTGACTGTCTTGGATGTTTTAACACCATAGGCTGCACCTTTCTTGAAACCACTGGCAATATGTTGACCCTTAATGTCGTGGCTTTCAATACGAAAGATGTTTTCATACTCCAAATCATAATGTAAAATGTCAACCACTTGTTGCCCAACGCTATTAGTTTCTACCAATATCCAAGCACGATTGTATCTGTTAGCAAGATTATAAACATATGTTGGAAAGATGAAAGCTGATAGTTTATTATCCCTAAACTTAGCTACATGTTTGTATGGTATTTCGGTAACGTCAATAATTGAGCATACCGAATAGTCTAGTCCAACACCTTCCGCACAATCCACAATAGCCATGTAAGTATGACCCGGTTTTGGTGCTTCGTAAATATCTAAGTATTCTTCTTTCTCTGCTGGATTATTAAACGCAAGCATCTTTAGTTTAGCACCAGGAATCAATGTAGCAGAAGAACCAATGAACTCGGTTTCAAACTCCTGCCTAAACTGTTCTTCACTGGTGTTTCTAATCGTTTCTTCACGCCAGGTTGCATCTCTTCCTGGCACCATAGACCAATGAACTTCAAATGGCACATATAATGAACGCTGTTCAACGGCATCTGTCCACATTTTGTAAAACTGATTCAATCCATGTGGCGTTGAAACGATAATAACTTTTGTGGTTTTACCAGACGAGATTACCGGATAAGTGGAAGTAAAGAATTCGGCTGCAATGTTTTGTGGAACGAAAGCAAACTCATCCAAGAATACTAAATTGTATGTTCCTCCACGAACACCAGATGCATTTGTTGCGTAAGCTGAAATCTCAGAACCATTCTCAAGAACGATGTTTCCTTTGTTCCATTCCATAATGCCTTGTTGCATCCACAATGGAAGATATTCATAGGAGTATTTGATGCGACCAAGAATGTCACGGGCTAAGTCGCCTTTGTTTGCTAAAATTGCAATCTTGTAGTCATCCGAAAACAAAACAGCCCAAAGCATATAACCTGCTGTTGTGGTTGTTTTACCAACTTGTCGTGGCATCTTAGCAATAGAGAAACGATTGCTGTGGAAACCACGAACCATCTCCTCTTGAAAGTTCCACATATCAAAAGGAATTAAACCCAAGTCTACGTTAACAATCTTTACATAATTTTTAATGAAGTAGACTGGATCTTTAATGCACCGAGTAATCTCAATCAGCTGGTCATTGGTATACTCTACTTGTACGCCAGACCGCTTTAACTTTGGATTACCTAAATAACCACCGATTGACATTATTTAATAATACTTCTTAACATCCATGCTTTCTTTTGGTGAGCACCCAAAAGGTCTTGCAAGAAGTTACCGATTGCTGGCTCATCGGCTTGTTCGGCTGCAACAATACCAGCACGGAGATGTATAATGAATCTATCGTTATCACGCTTCAATTCAGTCATCATAGCAAGTGCCATAGGAATGTTTTGTGATTCTTCTAAGTCAGCTAATTCCAACATTCTTTCTAATGATCCTGGAGCATAACTATCTAATTGACGGATGTGTTCCGCAATAGGGTCGTTTTGATTGAAAACTTCGGTGTAGAATCCATTGAGAAAATCGTGATATTGTGGAAAATTAGCCCCCTCAATATTCCAATGGAAGCCATGCGATTTTAGATACAGAGCAAAATTGGTACCCAAGATTACTTTTAGTTGTTGAATTAGTTGTTCCATTTTATCCTACTTGTTTAATTTGTTTAATTAAATCTCTTGTTGAGCCTACAAATACCGCTTTGTCTACATTCACTACAGTGTGTTCTTTAACTGGTGACAAATCTCTTTTTCTCTTTTGCAACTCAAGTAAATCTTTATTAATGTCAGACATATTTTTAATTAGCGTGGCTGCAACTTCATATGCTCTTGGATGATCCGTTGCTTTTGCTACCATAAGAATATTGTCTACAGCAACTCTACCTTTTTCTGCTAACTCACGAATATTATTTCTTGCAAATTCAAAATCCGAATCCACATCTGTTGGAACAATTTCAACTATAGAAGATTCGTCTTCTGCTAGTGGTTGAACTCCAAAGATGTTGGATAGATTTTCATTAGTTTTCAATCTACACCTTGCCCTTTGATATACCAAGTATTTCCACTAACATACAATAGTGTAGCCCAACCACGAGGATACACATTTGCATATCCTCTTACTGTAGAATTGTTAGCAACATAAAGAGTAACATCATTTGAGGTTGCAACATTAATTTTTCCAGTGCCATTAAGAACAATATCAATTACTGTGCCCGTTGGCCATGCAACAACGCCAGCGTTTGGAATTGTAATTGTTTGAATTTGTGTATTTGTGCTATAGATATGTTTTCCACGATCTGTCAACTGCAATGTGTAATCTTGTATTTGAATATTTTGTGATATATTCAATGCAGTATTAGCGGCTGTGTATGCACTATTAGCTTGATTGAATGCATTGTTAATATTATTAGTTAATATAATAACACTTGCTCCAACATTGGCTGCCCTCGCCGCAATTTCTACGCCTACGTTTGCTTGTCCAGCTAAAGCGGCCGCACCAGTATTAGCTTGATATCCGGAAGTTACAGCGATAATACTAGCACCTACGTTTGCTTGTCCAGAGGCTACATCAGCAATTCTGCCAGCTCCTACGTTTGCTTGTCCAGCTAAAGCGGCTGCACCAGTATTAGCTTGATAGGCTGATGTTACCGTAATAAGACCTGCGCCTACGTTTGCCAGTGAAGCAACATCAGTAGCAAATGTTGAATCAAGATGTGTTGTTAATGATAACAGTGATATAGTGTTTGATGTTCCGCTTGCTGTGTTGGAAATTCCAAATATAACATTTGCTGGTATATTTCCAACACCAGAGATAGCGGTTAATTGAGATAGCTTTTTTGCCATTTAGACTTCCTATTTTAAGTCAAAGTACTTGGAAATTCTGTAATCGTTTCTGTGAATCCAAAATCTTCATCCGAGTTTGCTGATACTGGATCTGGTACAGTTACAATTGCAACTGTTTTTAATGGATTCAAATCTACGGTATTTATTGTATATGTAGCATTAGAATAATCACCAACAATTACATCATCTTCTTCAAGCAAATCATTTAAGTCCGACACAACTAATGTGCCACCGCTATTATTTGCAAAGTATACAACAGTTCCTGTTTTGTTTTTGGATGAACTTCTAACAACTTCGCCCGTAACTAAAACACCAGAACCATTAGCATAATCAACGTATACTTTTTGTGATAGGGTGCTTCTTGAATCTGTGTAGATATTTGTATTTGCTTGTTCAATTAAACCAACTGTGCTTACTGGTGGGAAGATATATCCTTTTACTGTAAAAGATAAGTTCCAAATTATAAGTCTAGTCGTAGACATGTCGCCTTCATACTCTGTTTGTGGTGTCACAGAATTAAGAATAACTGGCATATCATATTTTCTACCTAATGAAGGTATTAAATCCACAGTCACAGTAAAGTCTGGTGTGAAGTATGGCAATATCTGTTCAAGAATTTGTGTACCATCTTCTGTATTCCTAACATAGATAGCTAACTCAAATTCAAAGTTGTATGGTATTGGTGCATACTGTGATGATACTGCACCTGTTGTAGCATTCGTGGAATAGTTTCTGTTTATAGTATTAAATTTTCTGGATGAATCATATTCTAATCCAACCAAATCAAAAGAAATTCTGGGTACATATGTCGCAATGGATTTTGTTAGTGTTGGATCAGATACTAGTCGTGTAACATATTTTTCTTTAGCACCATAAGAAAGAGGAACACGCATTCTCTCATGCTCAATTGTTCCAGCTTTATTGTATCTTACCAATAACAAGTCATTGAATAGTGTGCCAAAAGCAACTACTACTTTACGAATTGTTCTATTGTAAAAATGAGAATTATTTAACATCAGGCTTCACCAAAAGGATTGTGTTCTGTGAAATCTAATATTCCATCAGATTCAGTTTCTATTCTAACATTGTCTGCGATATCTTCAAATAAGTTATTACCAACTTGTGAGTCATCATTGTAAGATAATGCGCTTCTCAATGCATTACTTGTGTTGCCGCGAACATTACCTGTAGCAAAAGAACCTTGCACACGAATAATGTTAACCGATGAGTGTGCGCTATAAGAATGAACAATAGCTTGTGCGTTTGCTGTTGCTAATGAAGAACCTTGATATATGATTTCTCCAGGAACAAAAGAACCAGTACTTGCTGGAAATACTGTTGTGTTTGCTAGAGGTAAAGTTGCACGTTTGTAACTATCAAATATCTGGTCATCAATTTCATCAACACCAGTGGAAATAATTTCTTCACTAAAGACAAATTGTTTTAGTTTCAATGCATACACATAGACATTGCCACCACGACCACGACCTAGTGTGTAGAACATTGCTTGATTATTTTCATGTTCTACAAACGATATCTCAAAGAAGTTTTTCAATAGAGGAATGTAGACTAAATCGCCTTCTCTTGGTCTAGTCAAAGTTGTGCCCATGGAAGCAAATCTTCTCCGTGACATTAGTAGAGTTACCTCATCCCTAATCTCTAAGCCAAACTTTGATATGAAATCGCCTTCGCCATCCATTCCACTAACATTTTCCAGATACATTTCAATTCCGTAAGCACTACGAAACTCTTTTAGGGTGTCTTCACCATAGAGCATATCCACTTGGTCTCTTGTCGTTTGTGGTAGATAATAAACATCCATGCCATGAATTTGCATAGCTTCAATCACCAAATCTTCTACCAGCAATTGCTCACTGGTTATTTGGTGTTGTGGAAAATTATTAAAATAGAAGTTCGTAGACATTTTATCCTACAAAGATTTCACTAGGCATACTGCTGATGGTATACATTTCTTCTTCTAGTTTATCCAACTCAGTTTGTGCTTCTTGCATAATTCTTGGACCATCTAGTGTTACACCGCCAGGCATTTGAATGCCAGCAAACTTTGAAAGATTGGTACCCCATTGATATTTAATTTTAGCTGTAGCGTAGTTCTTCAAAAACTTATCATTCCAAACATCCGTAACGCCGGCTTTTGTTGCTGTGTTAGCTGTAATGTTTGTCGTTAAACTACTTGCAATAGTAATACTTGTTGGAGAATTGATTGTACGAATCTGAACTTCTTGACCACTAGATAGTGTGATAATGTCGTTTTCAATAACTTCTTGGTCAAAAATTGTTCCGGTTCCAGTAATAGTATTGCTTGTTGTTGTGCCCGTCAAAGTGCCTGTCAAAGTAACTGTATCTGGGCGCATTGCACGATAGCATTCCACAACAACATACTGACCAACTTGTAAGTCTCTAGACCAATCAATGTCTAAGAAAATTCTATTTTGTTTACGATTAAATCTGAACAATGGTGTACCAGAGAACAACAGATTCAATGTACGAATGTGTTGCATGGTAATTTCATATGAAACATACGACACAGATGTGAAGTCATACAAATCATGCAAACGCAACTGATAGCGCAAGTCAAACATATTGACTGAGGAAGATGACTGGTCAAACGGTATGATTCCAGTAACAAAAATTACTGGATCTGGGCAATAAATCCATCTGCGGTCAATATCAGCTTGAGTGATTTGATGCTTCAGGTACATTTGTTCGCAACCATCAAAATGATAGTCTTCAAAGAATTGTAGTGCATCATCAATTCTGTCTTCAACTTGGTCATCATCCACGTTGATTTGGATTACTGGATGACCCAATCTGCGTAGGCAGTAGTCTTTGAATGTCGCTCTAGTTGTGGGTTTAGCCATTTATAGTTCCCAATAGTTTTATTATCTATTTATACTATCAAGGCACCAGTCTTGGAATCATATTTTTTATTAGGATCAAACCACTTAAATCTTTCCCACCCAGGCTCATTCTCAAGCACTCTTTTGCCTTGAGAATACACACCAATGTGCTCCACAAGATTACTTCCATCTTGATTTTTAAGAATGGCCATCTTCATTTTGTGTTGTTCTCTGAAGTATTTCATTACTGGATACTCAGCCAGATTGCAACCTTCAACTTCTTTCACCGGCTCTTTTGTTACCCAAACTGGATATAATGATGCCATTGTCCAAAAATAGTCATCTCTAACATCATATCGGTACTCTCTAAAGAATTTATCTTCCCATGTGATTGCTGGCTTATTCAATTCAAAGTCGTACCATGGATTTCGTTTTAGATTGACTTGGCAGAAATCTTTATTTTCTTCTAAGAAATCTATCAGATTTTGTATTTTGATTGGCTCACCAAATACTACATCGTCTTCATGGTGCCAGATATAGTCATAGTCTTGCGTAGCTAGATAATTCCATAACTCAGTCCAAGTTGGAGTTAGTCCTTTATTTACCTCATGTAAAACAACTTCATTGAAACCACTTCTTTTAGCCAAATCTATAATAAGATTATCATTCCTATCTTTTGGATAATCGTCTATGAATATACCATATACTTCATGGTCTCCAAAGTCAATATACTTTTGATGTGATTCTAAAGTTGGAATTAAGAATTCTGGTCTGTTTGTGGAAAAGATAACTCTGCATATTTTCATATCAATATTCTGTCGTTATGAAAAATAGTTGAAATAATCTACCATCTTCCTTGTCTTTACCAAAGTAATCTAAAGACATATGATAATTGTTTCCACGATACAACACTAATCTGTTGTAAACATTTCCAACTCTATCAACAAGTTCCCACTTGGTCATGTCTTGTGTGACGCCAGATAAATCTGTGCCATCTTCCATCATACTACCAGTTTTTTTGTATCTGAATATTCCTGTGCCGCCAGATAGTGGAGCATCGGGAGTAAGATATAAAACACCTGCCCAAGTGTTATATGAATCAGCATGAATCCAACTTCTATCCATTGAAGTTGTTAGTTGAAAACTTCCTGTATAGCCATCGTTTGCTTGCCAGTCCGTAACATTTCCAGATACATCTTGGAGTATTTTTTGTATGGTTTCTTTTGTGCTTTCATTGATAAAAGTTTTTGTTCTAGTGCCCGGCCAATTGCCAGTAACATCAAACTCTTGTGCTAAAGCAAACTCTCTCACATCATTTGGATTATTATAGAACTCATCAATCACAATCATATTAGTTTTCATATTATCTCCACTTAGGACCTTCCATCCATACTGCTAATGAATGTCTTGTTCCTTCTGTCACGGGCAATGCGGCATGACTTACGAAAGACGGAAGAAATATTGCAGTGCCTTGCTGGCGTATTTCTTCCTTATCCGGAGAATTTTGTGACAAGTCATACATTTCAAAATCACCGCCTTCATAAGTTGTCGGATCAGTCAACTGGATTACACAAGTAAGTTTTCTGTGGAAGTGTGGATCACCATTCATCCAAAACACATCGTGGTGTCTTTTATATTCGCCTTGATATTCAGATGAATATTCAGCCAATTGCACAAAACTTAATCTAGTTATATGAAAATTGAAGAAGTCGTGATTTGCTTGAATTGCCATTTTCCAAATCTCATCAAAGAGAAATTGGAATTTGGGTTCTTGATGAATAAACCGAATGTCGCTTCTGCGATATTCGTCATCATGTATTTCATTTGAAACACCCATAGATGCTTTTTTAGAAGGTAACTTTAAACCTTCATCTAAAATGAAATCGCATTGCTCTTTAGTAAATCTACTTTTGAAGTAGCACCATTCACCATTCATAATTAGTTAATTACTTTAGATGCTAATGGTCCTTGAGGTTTGTTTTCTAACTGCGCTCTTGCTTGTTGAGAAATAGAATCAATAACTGGTCTGCTAAACTTGTGTGGGATTTCTTCCAAGCCAGCTATAAGAACATTTAACCAACTTGTTTTAACAGTTAGTGTAACTTGTTGTTCTTCTTGTTGTTGTGGTTGCATTGCGTCATTCATGTCAAACTCCTTTATAATGAATTAATAAACTATCTAATATATATCACAGCATTGTTGGTGCTGTATTGGATGCTGGTGCCCAAGGCATCTGCGATTCAGAAACAGGATTTACATGTTGGTCAATTTGTTCTTGAATTTTTCCATTCACATGCGCTTCATAAGAACCAACGACAACATCTTTAATCCATTCAAGGACAACTTCTTCGGTTAGTTCTTCAAATGGAACAAACACATTTCCTTCAGGCATAGTTGTTGATGTGAATGGTGTTGCACCAGAAAATGTTCCTATGTTACCATTTTCATCGGTACCAATTTTTTGCCAGTATGTTTGCACAACTGCGTTTTGATTGGCACCTTCGTTTTTAGTTTTTAGACTGGTGACTTTCCAGGTATATGTAATGGCCACTATTTTCTCCTAAAATGTTGGCGGGTTAATGATTTATTTAGACTCTTGCAAAATAACCTTTAGTTTCTAGATTTGCATTTTCATTCAAATAATCCTCTGAAGTTTTGTCTCCAAGTTTTACAATTTCCGATATTTCTAGTCCTAATTTAGATGCAACATATTCTAAAACAATATCATCATTTGTTGTCCACTGCTTATAAGTTTCCGAATCCAAATCAATGTTATCACTAGAAAAATTACTTCCATCGGAACAAATTACTCTATATCCCAAAACGGGTCTCTGTGTTCCTAAAGAATAGTTTACAACAGTTACTTCCAACTTATCTAAAGTTTTATTTAATAAGTTTATCGGTTTTAATTTTGCATATAACATTAATTACTCCATTTATTTTTTGGGCACGATTCAGTAATTGAATATATTTTTTTACCTATAGGACAATTACATTCGCCACAGTAATAATCAATAATTTTTTTTAATAGTTGATTAGTAAATTCTTTACACGATTCACACTCTTGGCAAATTTTTTTTCTTTGATCCGCTAAATTTCTTTGTTCTTCGTTTGGAGCTAAAGAAATTTTCCAAGTCCTTAGCTTGTTCTCAAAACTACTCATCATTTTATTTTTTTCTCCAACTCAAGTATTTTTTTGCTTTGTTCTTTAAGTTCTTTATTTTGTTCTTTAAGTGCTTCAATTAATAATGGAACTAACTTTTCATATTGAACAGTTAGATAATTTTCGCCCGATTTTGATACTTTTCCGTTTTCGTGATCCACATCAAACGGCGCCAATACAACAGCTTCTGGTAATACTTCTTCAACATCTTGAGCAAAAACACCAACTTGATTTTTTTGTATATCATATTCAGCTAAATTTTTTGCTAGTTCATTCCAATTAAATGTAAATCCATTCAATTGATTGACTTTGTCCATTGCATTTTCAATAGGACGGATATTTGTTTTCAATCGTTCATCAGATGCTCCAGCACTAACGCTTCCAGTAAATGACACATCGTTACTGAAAGTTGCACGTAATCCTAAATTGGCATCTCCATTACTACTAGCACATCCTTCAAATGTGTAAAATTGTAGATATACGCCTTGACACAGATATGCTGGATTACCACAACAATTGTTTGAACGTTGACCTCTTATCTTAGCGCCATAAAAGTCTTGACCTGTGTCACGATATCCATAAAAATTTATATCGTAAGAACCACCACTAAAACTTAATGGATCACCATAGACGCCAAACGTTAATCCACGTAATTTGGAATAACTATTTGGATCCGTGTAATAGCCGGTATCATTATAATCATAGAAGATTGGTGCACGATGCGACCCAGATGCAAACATATTTCCGCCGGTATCTATTCCTGCAACGGTAGCCCCGGCCGCTTCAGAGTAAAAGTGGAACGATTCTGTGCCGACTAACACCGAAGCCGTTCGCTTACCAACATACCAACCGCTGCCAGACCCGCCGTTATAGCGAACCATAGCCTCATATCCGTTGCCTGGGTTTATGTAAAGGTATTTGTGTGCGGCACCAGTTATAGTTAAATCGCTTGCCGTTATACTTTGGCCCGAAGAAAATGTTCCAGTTGGACCAGTTGGTCCTGTTGCGCCAGTTGGTCCCTGTGCTCCTTGAGCGCCTTGAGCACCTTGAGGTCCTGTTGGTCCCGCTGGTCCCTGGGCTCCTTGTGCTCCTTGTGGTCCTGTTGGTCCAGTACCACCTGCTGGACCTTGTGCTCCTTGCGGACCAGTGGGACCAGTACCGCCCGTTGGTCCCTGTGCGCCAGTTGGTCCTGCGGGCCCTTGAGCACCAGTCGGTCCTTGTGCGCCTTGTGGTCCAGCTGGACCAGCAGGACCAGTGGGTCCAATTAATCCTGTGCTGACACCAACCCATTGACCATTGGCTGCAATTACTTGAGAACTGCCTATTGTTAGGCCATTCTTTATGATAAAGTCTTGATTACTGGCCATTGATAATCTCTCTTAGTTCTTCAATTTGTGTTTGTTGTTCTTTGATTGCTTCAATCAATACAGAAGTTATTTTTCCATAGTCAACAGACAATAATTTTTCCATTATAACTTCTTCAGAGAATGGTTTCTTTTTATCATATTCACTAATAACTTCTGGTATAATTTCTTGTATTTCTTGTGCAATTACTCCAATTGAATGTACGCCAGAATCAATCCAATCAAAGTAAACTCCTCTGAGTTGTCTTACTTTTTCTAGTGCATTTTGAATTGTCTTAATATTTGTTTTTAACCTTCTATCAGAATTTGCCGCTACGTTTCCTCTTGCTGTAACATTACCGTTTTGATTGATATAGAAGTTTTGATTCCATGAAGAGCCATCAACAGCACCTGTTCCACCATAAAAATTAATTGCATCACTTGAGTCATTATGTATTAACCAATATGGTTGATTGCCGTTTGTTGCACGAAGCGTCATTGATGCATACGTTCCACGAACTGTAAGTTGTTCAGCATGAACTCCAGATCCTGTCCAATCGCCTAAAACACGAAGATATCTTAATTGATTGAAACCGTTGGGATTACAATAATACCCAGTATCATCTATATCATAGTAAATTGTTGCACGAATGTCATTATAAACTCTTACATTACTATCACTTTCACCAACAGAGAATATTTTTGCGCCAGAAGAACCAACAGCGTTATTATAAAAACGAGTGCCACCATAACTTGAATACGCACCAATTCTTATACCTGTATGCCAATCCAATGTTAACTTAGTATAGTTGCCACCAACATTCTCCATGGCCGTGTAAATACTATAAGCATTATCTAAAGTAGTGCCAATATACAATCTACCTGTGGACGCCGTATCATATGCGTTACCACCATGACCACCAACAATCGTACTAACAAATCTACTTGTAGCGTTTGGATCTACATAATAACTAGTGTCATTGGAGTCGTAGAAGATTGGTGCTCTATGCGAAGCGGCCACCGTGTTGACCCCGTCCATATCCAATTGCCAGCGATTAGCGGGTGCTGACCATCCACCAATACGTAATACGTTATCGGAATCCAGTCCCATGTTTACTGCATATATACCGGCTCTATGAAACGACATAAACGCAGAGTTAGTGCTAGTTGCATATGCTTGTAAAGGTGGACTACTCAAACTTCCGGAAGTTGTTCCTAAATTTGATTGAAAATAATTTGCGGCAGTCCAAGTATTGCTTGTTCCTAAGATTGATGCGCCAGAAGGACCAGTGGGTCCAGCTGGTCCTTGTGCGCCTTGTGCGCCTTGTGCGCCTTGTGATCCAGTTGGTCCTGTTGCGCCAGTTGGTCCCTGTGCTCCAGTAGGACCAGGAGGTCCAGCAGATCCCTGTGCGCCTTGGGCGCCTTGAGGACCAGTAGGACCAGTACCGCCAGTTGTTCCCTGTGCGCCTTGTGGACCAGTAGGACCAGTTGCGCCCTGTGCGCCCTGTGCGCCTTGCGGACCAGTAGGACCAGTACCGCCAGTAGTTCCTTGAGCGCCCTGTGCTCCCTGAGGTCCGGTCGGTCCTGTTGCTCCCTGAGCACCTTGTGCTCCTTGTGGTCCAATTAATCCTGTGCTGACACCAACCCATTGACCATTGGCTGCAATTACTTGACTAGAACCAATAGTCAAACCATTTTTTACAATAAAGTCTTGATTAGATGCCATTTAATATCTTAAGCTGGCTCAGTAGGCCAAATTACGGTTGTTGGAAATGTAGATTGTTGTGTAATGTCCCTAAGTGCTTGACGATATGCCACCCACTTTTCCCTTGTAGCATCGGGCACATCCGGCGCTTGGGTCCAATCAGTTTGAGCAATTAAATAATCCCGCAGACTTCTTATTTCCGAAGAGGCTCTAACAGGATCAAAAACGAACGGCGCTACTGGTCCATATATGCCAGCCTTTAAATCTGCATATAATTTTTGACCATGTGGCTCTGGATCCCAAGCATTAGCACCAAACGGAATTGCGGAATCAAACTCTGCCCACTTAATCATACAGTCAATATGCGTTTCTTCAACATTACCGTACACCGGGTTAGTAACTGTCTCTAATGTAAATTTAGCCATGTTATTCCTTTAAGATATTCTGATTGCAACGCCAGCTGCCGAATATGTATTACCCAAAAATTGCCAAGTTCCAGAAAGTCCTGTTGTGGTAGGTGAGTTATAATAATAAACAGCGCATCCTGAAACATTGGTACCTGGCACTGTTCCATTTGCAATTCCTGCACCAGCTGCCAAAACAGAGATACTACCAACAGTATTAAAAGATGATGAGAAAGAAGATCCTGTTGGTCCTGTACCGCCCTGTGCTCCAGTTGGTCCTGTTGGGCCCAATGGACCTGTTGGTCCTGCTGGTCCTTGAGCGCCTTGAGCACCTTGTGCGCCTTGAGCACCTTGTGGTCCAGTTGGTCCAGTACCGCCAGTTGGTCCTTGTGGACCTCTAGGAATAGTAAAATTAAAAACTGCCGCCGCACTAGTTCCGCTATTAGTGACCGCAGAAGTTCCACCCGCTGGCCCAGTAGTTGTTGGACCTAAAGAT